GTAGGGCTTTCTAAAAGGACAGAGTCAAACTCCTGCTGTGTAATTTCTCTCATATATCTATTGTATTCCTTATTTCTCCACCCATGAATATGCCTTGCGGGTTGCAACAGGCCAGCTATGTGTGTATATTGGCTCAACACCCAATATTAAAGGAGCTTTATGATTTACTCAGGCGACAGCTGGCGTTCATCACGTGCGTGCATTAGTGCAAATACGCTCACATTCTTTCCCCGGAATCGCAAACAGCGCTTAGAGGCTCTTGGGTATTGTGGAATTTGCCTTGTTCGTGGAGAGTGCCTCAAGTATGCTCTTGATAATTCAATTGAGTTTGGCATCTACGGGGGAAAGACTGAAGACGAACGCAAAATCATGTTGCGTCGCAGGCGATGAACGAAAAACGACTCTGGCTAAATGACGACCATCTAATAATCGACTTTCCATACGACCAAGACGAGGTCGCAGCGATTAAGAAGATACCTGGAGCTAAATGGGACAAGCTCGCCCGTGTTTGGCGTGCTCCTGCTACATCTCTTTCAGAGATTAGAGACTTTGCAATCCTTCATGACTTTGAAGTTGATACATCAATAATGCTTTTTGACGAACCGAAACGATTGAATAAGTCATTTGGCATGTGGAGCGACGATAGCTGGATTTATCTTGGCTTTAACTACGACCAAGTAAAAGTTCGTTCTGTAAAACAGCTTCCGGGGGTTACGTGGGATTCAAAATCTAAAGCATGGAGAGTTCCACGGACTGCTGTTCGTGAAGCAATTCAATGGGCTGCAATGTTCAAAATAGATGTACCGGCAGAACTGCATCTTGACGCAGAAGAGTTTGCTGAAGTCAGCAAAAAACGGGCAGATGCATCACGGGCTAGTAGTGCAGAAATAAAAATACCAAACATTTCTGGCTCACTACTCCCATATCAAATGGCTGGGGTGTCTTACGCACATCAAGCCAGAAGGTGTTTCATTGCTGACGACATGGGTCTTGGCAAAACACTTCAAGCTTTGGCCACTCTTGAATACTGTGCATCGCTTGGCGAAGATGTGTACCCGGCGATAGTCATGTGTCCATCAAACCTTGTTCTCAACTGGAAAGCAGAAGTTGAAAAATGGATTCCATCCCGAAAGGCGTCAGTAGTCACTGACCGTTCTTACTTCCCTGAAGAAGAACACGACATAATCGTGATTGGTTATGCGAATATTCATCACTGGGTTAAGAGTCTCAAGGGATATAAGTCATTGGTGTGCGACGAATCCCACTATCTAAAAACTCCAACAGCTCAGCGCACTAAAGCAGCCATAAAAATTTCTAAGACAATCAAGTCTGGAGTTGTTTTGTGCCTTACGGGAACGCCTGTAACAAACAGGCCAGCTGAGTATGCAAGTCAACTAGAGATTATTGGCCGTCTAAACGAGCTGGGTGGCACCTGGGGCTTCTATAGGCGCTACTGCGGTGCCTTCAAGGACAAATGGGGTCATTGGAATACATCTGGGGCAACAAACCTTCAAGAGCTCAATGAGATACTTCGTTCTCTTTGCTATATACGCAGAACAAAAGAACAGGTTCTTCCGGAACTGCCCGATGTAATACATGACAGGCATGTGATTAGTCTTTCTGAAAAGCACAAAGCAGAATACAAGAAAGCAGAAGACGACATAGTCGAGTACTTGGTTCAGCGCGCAAAAGAAATTGCAATAGAAATAGGCAAGTCTCCATACTCAGCTGCCGTTGTTGCAAAAATAAAAGCTGAATCAAATATTCACCTTGTAAAGCTTTCGGTTTTACGCCGTCTTGCAGCCAAAGGAAAGATGGACTCAATCAAAGAGTGGGTAAAGACTCAGATTGAAGCTGGTGAGAAAGTTGTAATTGCTGCACACCATAGAGATGTAGTTGATTTCTTGGCAAACGAGTTTGGCGGCTTAAAAATTCAAGGTGGCATGGATGTGCAGGATGTTGAAAAAGCAAAAAAAGAATTTCAAACTCTTTCAACAGAAGAAGCTCCAGTGATAGTTCTTTCTATGCAGGCAGCTAAAACAGGGCACACGCTTACAGCTGCTCAAAAAGTATTGTTCGTAGAACTTCCATGGACTCCTGTAGATGTTGACCAGCTTTACAGTCGGTGTCACCGATTGGGACAAAAGGGTTCTGTTATGGTCACATACGCAATAGCCACGGGTACTGTTGATGAGCAGATTTACGACTTGATACAGTCAAAGCGCTCGATAGTTAACGCTGCCGTTGAAGGTTCAGATGACTCATCGGATGATTCATCAAGCCAATTGGTGCTTGACTATCTAAAACGAGGGCTTACCCGTTAACAGCTTTGATGCATTCTTTGCAGGTAACTAAATCTTTGTTGTAGGTGACATGGTAAGAGCCATCTTCAAGACCACACGATGTCAAGTAGTAAGGAAGGCCATGCCAACCGTTGCCATTATGAACAACGATTTCATCTTCTTTGTTTTCGGTTATGCCTGCTCCAAGTTGAGCAAGAATGTTCCTGATTCCCACATGATTCCAATGGTTGAATAGCCAATCACATCCATGACATTGTCCTGGATTGACTCATTGTTTGGTTCCGAACTATTGCCGATGAGGTTCTCAAGCCTCGCAACTTTGTCGTGGACCCTAACCATCAATCCGGCTCTGCCAAACCGCTGAATGTTTTCATGACCGTAGTCATGCTGCTTCCTGCAAAGAACTTCGTGCACGTATTGAAGATTTAGATTGTGACCAAGCGAAAGAGCGAGCATGTTGGCGAGTCTGCCGATTGACCTCCACTCAGTTGAAGCATTTTTTGAATCATCGTAAAACATGTCATTGATGAATAAGTCGAGCTGAGTCCTAAGCATCTTGATGATGTTCTCGCTTGAGCCATTCATGCTTGCAATTAGGTCAGATATTCCACTCCACACCTCTACTTGTTCGTTTTCTGGTGGGAGTATCTTGCTTAATGCAACTGCTGAAGCAGCGTTCCATGTGCGTGGTAGTTCTTTACTTGCTTGCTGAATCATCCAGTAGTCCTTTGAATATCTTTCCAAGCCATTCAGCTACGGGCGCAGCAACTCCGTTCCCAGTTTGCTTGTACCTCGCTGTATCGGGCTGTTCTTTTCCGTCTGCACGCCATCTGGTGTGGTCCACTGGCCAGCCCATCAAAATCTCGCATTCTTTTGGCAAAAGGCGTCTAACCACCATGTTCTGCAACACGCCAGTTGACTGTTTTGTACCAGCCCTAATTGCGTGATGAATTCCACCTTCAACAAGCTTGTCGTTGTATTCATCGTAAGCAATTGCATCAATGACCAAGTTTTCACCCCTGCTTGATGGCACTCCACCGTCACCACCGCTACGGAGAGTCATTGCTATTCCATCATTGAGTTGTTCAGCTTGCGCAACCATTGGTGTATTCAGGCCGCCTGTTCCCATGAACGCAGTCAACGTGTTGATTGTGTCGCCTTGTAAGCGAACTCCGTCCTGTCTATGTGGATGAAAGACTATTGGTGAATCATCATTCTCGTAAGCAACACTTGGTGACTGCTGTGTAGCTTTAAGGGTTGGCGCATGGTCAGTGAAAACATTTGCATTTGAGCCGAACTGAGTATCAAACGAATAGACCTCATCATTGCTATCCATGTTTGTAACAATGGTTCCAGGACCCTTTGCATCACGGGCTCGCAATGTTAGAGCTTTGTCAGTTTCTTGCCATTTGGCAAAGCCACTGTTTTCAAATGCTAAGACTCCCTGTTCGCTACTGCTTCCAATGCTTGACGAAGCTTTTCCGGCAGCTTTTTGTTTCTCCTGTCGGCCCTTCTGAGAATGCCTTCGCATGCCCTCTTGGACAGGTAGTAACGGGAGGGGACTTCGCTCTGCGGCACCAATATCGTATGTAGCACACACGAAGATGCGGCGCCGTCGCTGGGCGATTCCGTAGTACTGAGCATCAAGGATTGCCCAGTCAAGCGCCACGCACCCTGATTTGGCCATTTCATCGAGGACGACCCCAAAGTCAGCACCCTTGTTGGAAGTAAGTGCTCCGGGAACGTTTTCCCAGATTGCGAGTCGTGGGTATTGTCCATTTGTTGCATCACGCATCTCCTTGATAATTCTTATTGCTTCATGGAATAAACCA